GACGTAAAAAACACCGCCACCGGCTCCGCAATCCGCGCAACTGTTACCGATGGCGCTGGCTCGGCTGATTTTGGTTATGGTTTCTACATTGACAACACCGCGCATGAAATCGCGGCGGTCAATGCGGTCTATACGACTTCGGCAAGTGGTGGTTCTGGTGCTCTAACGTTCAAGTATCGTAATGCAGGCACGCTTACCGAAGGCATGCGGCTCAATCAGCTTGGCAACGTCGGTATTGGTACGGCTAGTCCTTCGGCCAAACTGGACGTAAATGGCGACGCTGTTCTTTTGCGTGCATCTGTTAGCACAGGTTCTTATAGCGGAACGACCCTTTCGTCGTCAATTCCAGCAAAGTTTTATTCAGGGTTGGGGCTTTACACAGACACAGCTTCGGCGGCGTCCAGCACAAACGTACTTGCTCCGCTTAACTCGTTCAGAAGCGGCTCAATCGCGGCAACGAATACGGCTGTTACATACTCAGACGCAGCGAATATCTACATCTCAGGCGCGCCAATTGCGAGCACGAATGTAACCTTCACAAACGCCTACGCGTTGTACATCAACAGTGGGCAATTCCGATTTCCCGGTGATTCGCGGAAATCAATCGTCACGACTTACAACGATTCCACTGGCGATGCTTATGGGATGGAGCAGGTATCGTCGGCTCAAAGTGGCACTAATGCGGCTTTGCGGTTGTTCTGCTCTAGTGCAGCATCATCGGTTATCGCTTTCGGCAAATACACCTCGGCCACGGCTTTCACCGAATTTGGGCGGTTTGATAACAGCGGCAATTTGGGTATTGGCACCAGCACGAACTTAAGCACGCTCACCGTCAATGGGCCAATCGCGCTGAAGGCACCGAGTACGGTAAATGCAGCAACTTACACAGTCGCCGCCACAGACTCGTCCCTGCGTTTCACGACCACAAACTGCACCGTTACACTACCTGCCGCCGCCAGCTTTCCGGGGCGCATTTTGTATCTCAACACGATCACAGCCAACAGCGTGATTAGTGCGTCCAATAACGTGATCCCGTTGGGGTCAAATACCGCAGGCACCGCGATTCTTGCTGCCACGCTGGGCAAATTTACGATGATTCAATCGGACGGGACCAACTGGATTACCATGATGGCGAACTAACATGATTACTTACACTTGGACATTTGGCCCTCTGGCCGTGAAACTCGCTGATGATGGTCTTACAAACGTGGTTTATTTGGTGAATTGGGTTTTGGCTGGCGACGAAGATTCGTATCACAATCAGATATATGGCGGCGTCAATGTCCCGCCACCTGGCGATGTTTTTACGCCCTATAATGATCTGACGGAAGAACAAGTGCAGAGTTGGGTAGAATCTGCGCTAGGGGAAGAACAGGTTGCAGCATATAAAGCTGCAATTGCCCAACAGATTGAATTGCAGAAGAATCCGATAGACGCAGTGTTGCCTTCGCCTTGGCAATAAAGGGACTGTAAATGACGACGCTTACCCCGACACCTAAGCAGCAATTCCTAGACGCCAATGGCAATCCGCTGGTTGGCGGCAAGGTCTATACCTACGCCGCAGGCACGACTACGCCGTTGGTGACTTACACCGATCAGGGCGGCAGCACGCCGAACACCAATCCGGTGATTCTGGATAGCCGTGGCGAAGCTGCAATCTGGCTTGGGGTGGCGTCCTACAAACTCAAACTGACCACCGCCACAGACGTTGAAATCTGGACGGTTGATAACATCGTCAGCGCCAGCGTTCAGGCGCTCGCCAATCTGTCCGAATCTGGCGGTTCTGCTTTGGTGGGCTATCTGCCAGCAGGCACCGGCGCAGTCGCTACGACTGTGCAAGCCAAGCTGCGTGAGACGGTTAGCGTCAAAGACTTCGGCGCTAAAGGCGATGGCGTTACGGATGACACAGCGGCTATTCAGAATGCTGTAAATGCTTGCTCTGCGGGTTCAACTTTGAATTTTCCGCTTGGCATCTATTTGATCTCTTCAACCATCACCATTGCTACTGCTTCGGTGATGCTAAAGGGCGTTTCAAACCCTGAGTACACCACCGTTCCAACTATCAAGATGACAAGCGGGTCAAACTTCATGTTTGACTGCACTAACGCAGGCGTTGTCTTTGAGGGACTAAAATTTCTTGGTAATGGTACAACGTATGGCGCAAGCTCCACGGTCAATGGCGTTCGTTGCAGTGCTGCCAGCGGTACAGATTGCGACAATTACTTTAAGTCTTGCAGCTTTGTTTATCTAAACAAATGCGTTGAAGTCAAAGGAAAGAACGTCAGCGCGGTTAACACGCTGTTTAGCAACTCGTTGTATGGTTTGTATCTTGATCGAAATGCCGCCGTTGCTGCTGATTTCAGGGGTCTTTCAGTAACCGATTGCCGATTTCATTCGCTTGGCGGCGCATCTACTGCGGCCTATGGAATCTACGTGGTGGGCTACGCGGCTGAAGCGAACTTTAAAGAATTGGTTTTTGTCGGCAATTATGTTGATGATTCTTATGCCGCCATATATGGCTGCATCAACAGCGCGACGATTACCGGGAATATGTTTACGCGAATGAGAGGCGCAGGATCAACTATTGAAATTGACCTTACCAACTCTACATTTACGGCTAACCTGAGAAATATTGTTGTCAGTGGAAATTCGTTGTTCTGCAACGATACAACCAATACATCTACCGGAATCAAGATTACTTCGACTTGCACTCCGTTGATAGCCAACAACGAACTTAATCAGTATCAGTATCATGGGGTTGCGCTGTCTGGAATTTCTGGATATGTAATTACTGGAAATACCATTCATAGATGCGGCGCGGCGGCTACCAACTTGTACGATGGCATCAATGTTTCTGGAACAACTGTAGGTAGCGGCGTCATAAGCGCAAATAGAATCTTTGGCGCTGGCACTGGTCGAAGCGGCGTCTATATTCAATCAACAAACAACCCAGGCGCAGATAACCGAAACTTGCTTTCGGATAACTATGTCAGTTCTTATTCAACACCTATAACCTTGTCTGCGGCTAACGTCGCCGTCAGCAATACATTTGGCGCGGGGACAGTGTTGGATTGCGTGAAGAACAGCGCGTTGGGGGCTACTGGAACTTTTACGCTTACTCCCGGTGTTGACTCGCCTATCCAACGACAGGCAACAACCTTAACGGCAGACGTAACGGTTAATATGGCATCGTCAAATGTCTATGATGGGGCCTATTTCAAAGTCATTAGAACTGGTTCCGGCGCTTTTAATATGAACGTTGTGTTGACTGGCGGCGGTGGAACTGCGGTACTTACTCAAAATCAGTACATTGAAACAGTCTATTCCGCTCAAGCTGGATCGTGGCTACCAGTATCAAAAGGTTCGATTGTTTAAGGACAAACCATGACTATCACCGTAAAAGTTCTTATCCCGGCAAAGATTGCCGAAGCCACGCAGACCACGCAATACACCGCGAATGGCGTGACGACCATCATCGACAAATTTACCGCTACGAACTACAGCGGCACAGCCGCGACAATCTCGGTCAATCTGGTCACGTCGGCAGATACGGCAGGCAATCAGAATTTGATTACCAAAACCAAGACGTTGCAGCCAAATGAGGTCTATACTTTCCCTGAATTGGTGGGGCAAGTGCTGTCGGCTGGCGGGTTTATCAGTACGATTGCCGGGACTGCCACCAGCATCAACATTCGGGCTTCAGGACGTGAGGTGTCATAATGAGTCTTTGGACTAGCATTAGGGATTTTGGGCAAGCTGCCGCTGCTGTTGTCGGCAACGTTATGCTTCCCGGTTCCGGAATTGTATCCAGCCAACTAGTCAGCAAAGGCGCGCAAGAGCATTTAGGTTCTACGCTTGGACAAGTCGCTATGATTGGTGGCGGGTTGTATGGTGCAGGTACGGGTAATCTTGCTAACTACGGAAAGATTACCGGCGCAATGGGGCTTACTGGCCCCGGAGGTACGCTTACAAACGCGCTTGGTAGCTCCGGCGCGGCGGGCGGCACAATGAACGCTTCGCAGCTTAATCAAGCCGTTAGCGCGTATGTTGATAGCGGATATACCGCCGATCAAGCGATGCAGTTCATCTCTGAGGCTTCCGGCCAACCTATAAGCGCGATCAACGCCGTTTACGAAGGTACTTCGCCCGCGCTGCAATTTGCAGCGCAAAGTCCCTATATGACTTCGCTCTCTGCGGCTTTCGGCGGCGATAAGAACGCTTTGTCGTCTGTCTTGGGTGCTGGCGCTAATGTCTTGGGTGGGTTCATGCAAGCCAACGCGATTAAAAACGCGTCCAACGCGCAGCTTGCAGCCGCAGATAAGGCTGTCGCGTTGCAAGAGGCAATGTACAACCAACAGCGCGCGGATATTGCGCCGTGGCGTACTGCGGGCGAGCAAGGATTGAGCGAATACGCCAAAGGCGTGACCAATAATGGCGCGCTTGTGCGCCCGTTTAGCATGGCAGACTATCAAGCTGATCCTGGCTATGCGTTCCGTATGTCCGAAGGCATGAAGGCGCTTGATCGTACTGCTGCGTCACGCGGAGGCTTGTTGTCTGGCGCTACGCTCAAAGGCGCGCAACGATTCGGTCAAGACCTTGCCAGCCAAGAGTATCAAAACGCTTACAACCGCTACACACAAAACCAGCAGACGCAGCGTAATTCGCTCGCCAATCTTGCGGGTATTGGTCAGACTGCCAGTGGTCAATTGCAACGCGCAGGCGAAGCGTATGTAGGGCCGGCAAGCGAGTTGCAGCAAGGTATTGGGAACGTGCGCGCATCTGGCTACATTCAAGGTGCTAACGCGCTGTCTGGTGGATTGACCGGCGCAGTTAGCGCGTACCAGAATCAGCAATTGCTCAACTCGTTAATGAACCGAGGCTAACATGCCGCTTGATCCTTCTATCCTCGCGCAGGGAAAACCTTTCCAGACGCCTGATCCGTTGCAAAACTACGCTAAGGTCTTGCAGATTCAGGGCGCGCAACAGCAGCTTCAGAATGCAGGCATTCAGCAACAAGTGTCGCAGATGCAGCTTGAAGAGATGCAACGCGACCGCGAAGAAATGCAGAAGATTCAGCAAGAACGCATCGCGCAAGGACAAGATCCTGACTTACGTAAGTTAGCCGCGTCGATGATGAATACTAAACAGTATTTCAAGGACGGCGTTGAACTGCTGCAAAAGTTAGACGGGCAAGACAAACTTAACGCAATCATGGGCGGCGGCGCGACTAACGCGCTTGCTCCTGCTGGCGCTGCCCCCGCTGCACCAACAAACGCGCTTGCTTCCGGCGTAGCGCCTGCCGCCGTTGCTGCACCAGCAAACGCACTTGCGAAAACAGCATTGCCTGCGCCTGGTATGCGCGGCGGAATGCCTGGTGGAATGCCTGAAGCTGCACCGCTCGGAACGCCAGTTAGGACTGCGCCTGCTACGCCTATGGGTGCGACTATGGGTGCGACTATGGGTGCTTCGGTATCTACACAAGCGCAAGAAACGCTGGGTAAGATCAACCAACTTTACGCACTTGGCACACCTCAAGCAGTAAGTATCGCTAAAGGTCTGGAAGCACAAATGAAGTTTTTGGAATCAAGGGTTCCGCTTCCAGCAGATGTAGAAGAACAAAAAGCGCGGCTTGCTCGTGCGGGCGCGCCTAGCGTCATTAACGTAGGTGAAAAAGCCGAAGCCGGTGCATTCGGCAAGATGCTGGTTGATCAATATGGCGATATTTCCAAAGCTGCGGGGCTAGCGGTTAAAACACTGCCGTCAATTGAATCTAATTTGGGCGCATTAAATAAAGGTTTGGACACGGGGTTTGGCACAGAAGCCAAAGCTGCGGGCGCAAAAGTTTTAGGCGCGCTTGGCGTAAAAGACGCAGAAAAATACGCAACAGATACGCAAACATTTCAATCCAACGCTATTAATGCTGTGCTGCAAAAACAGTTGGAGCAAAAAGGCCCGCAAACTGAGTCGGACGCGCAACGCATTGAACAAACCGGCGCACAGTTGGGCAAAACCAAAGACGCCAATCAATTTATTTTGTCTGTTGCCAAAGAACAACTTAAACGTGACATTGACCAAAGCAATTTTTATAGGCAATGGCATGAAAAAACTGGCTCATTTAATGGCGCTGAATCAGCTTGGTTTAATGGCGAAGGCGGCAAGTCACTGTTTGACCGCCCTGCGCTTAAAAAGTATGCTGTATCTAGCAATGTTGCAACGCAGCCGGCACCTAGTGGAAATAGGCCTAGCTTAGATACAATTTTTAGCCCTAAGAGATAGATATGGCCGATCAATTTCGTGACCAAATTAACACTGCGCGGCGTGCGGGCTATTCTGATGATGAACTTGTTGGCTATCTTAAAGAAAAAGATCCCCGCGTTTCTGAAGCATTGAATCAAGGGTATAAACCGGCAGATATTCTTCAATATTTAGCGCCTGTGCTAACTACTGGCGAAGAAATTGCGCGCAAAGTAGGGGTCGCTGCGCGAGGTGCGGGAGAAGCGTTAGCTCCAGTTGCTGCGGGCGCAGGTGCGGGTATGCTAATGGGTGGCCCAGTGGGTGCGGGCGTAGGTGCGTTGGCGGGTGGTCTAGCTGTTCCATTAACTGACGCCGCTACGATGGCGTACAACAAAATGTTTGGGGGCGCTGTTCGCGTCCCTTCTAGCATAATTTCAGAAGGAATGCCTGGATTACGGGCTGAAACACCTACCGAACGAGTAATTGGGTCGGCCGCAGGTGCTTTAGGTGGAACCGCTGCTGCGGTGTCTGCTGGCCGCACGATGGCAAAGTTAGCCTCGGCACCTGAAATCGTCGCGGTTGGGCAAGAAGCTGCTCGTCGACCTATTGGGCAAATAGTCGCCGCGCCGATAGCGGCGGCAACTGGACAAACTGTAACCGAAGCCACTCAAAATCCACTAGCGGGGTTGGCAGCGGGGTTGGCCGTTGGCGCAACAGCAGGTGTGCGGCCTACTAAACGCGGCACTGTACCTACTCTTGACGAACTGGCAGCCAAATCTAGAGCCAATTACGATGTACTCGAAAAGTCAGGCTTTGAACTAGACACGTCCCAATTTGTATCTCACATGGCAGGGGTAGCCCCAAAACTGCGTTCGTCTGCGGGATATGATCCTCGGATAATGCCTAAAGTTGACGTGGCGCTAAACAATTTAACCGCAGCGACACCAAAAACTGTGCAAGAGCTAGACACCTTGCGAACAATTATTGGTACTGCGGCAAAAAGTGCCGATGCATCTGAGCGTAAAGCAGCAAAACAATTGCTAGATGAATTTGATACTTACGTGACCACTGCACCGCCAAGTGCAATTGTGGCGGGCGACGCTTCGGCAATGAAAGCTTGGAAAGAAGCGCGCGCCGATTACGCTAAAATGAAAAAAAGCGAGCTTATTACTGACATTATTGAAAACGCCGAATTAGCTAAAGGAACAAAAGAAAGCAGTATCGCGTCTCAGCTTTCTTCGCTGGCAAAAAACGACAAAAAAATGCGTTTTTTTACGCCGCAAGAACAAACTGCGATTCGCGACGCAGCTAAAGGCGGCAACCTGCAAACAATGTTAAATGTAGTGGCAAAATTTTCGCCTGTAACTCCAGCAGCAGCAATTTTTACTGCGGTTAATCCGTTAGGCGCATATACTGCTGGTGCAGGCATGGCAGCTAGATCATTGGCTGATCAACGACGCGCGCAACAAGCTAATATGCTTGCTAACCGTATGCGTTTAGGCGAAACGCCAAAAGTGCTGGAAGGAGCGCTAGCCAATGTACCCACATTTACTGCGCGCAGTATATTAAATAACTTAAACACTCTTTCGCCTGAAACTCAAAACGCGCTCATCCAATGACCGATCAAGCCTTCACCGCTTTAATGCTGTCCCTAGTTGGTACTTTCTTCGGACTCCTGGTCGCGGTGCTAGGCTGGATGGGGAATAAGATCTATCTCAAGCTGGAAGAAGTTAATCTGAATCTTGGGAAGTTAGACCGAGATTTGACTACCAAAGTCCATGAGATAGATAAACGGGTAACGCGGTTGGAAGCGGTGCCTATGGCAGCAAGGGCGGCTAAACAATGAGCCGCCGCATAGAAGATCTAGCTCCGGCAGTGCAGCAGCGAGCGCAGGCGCTCGTTAATGCCGCAAAGGATGCGGGGATTGATCTTCTAATCACCAGTACTTACCGCAGTAACGAAGAACAAGCCGCGCTGTACGCTCAGGGGCGCACCAAACCCGGCGCGATTGTGACCAACGCCCGGCCAGGAGAGTCGTACCACAACTGGCGCTGCGCGTTCGACGTGGTGCCGTTGCGTAACGGCAAGCCAGTATGGGGCACGACGGGGCCTGACGGCGACTTGTGGCGCAAGATTGGTGAGATGGGCGAGGCAGTGGGGTTAGAGTGGGCAGGGCGTTGGACGGGCAAGTTGCGCGAAATGGCGCACTTTCAATACACTGGCGGGCTGACGCTTGCCGACTTCAAAGCAGGAAAGGGAATAGCATGAAGGGCTACCGCACCATGATCCTCAACGGCGCTGTTGTCGCGCTGCCTGTCATTGACTACCTGAGCAGCAACGGCGCAGTCGTCGGCGCTCTTTTGGGGCCTGCCGGTGCGACTGCGCTGTCCCTGCTTGGTCTTGCCAATCTTGTGCTTCGTTGGGTAACTACAACACCTGTTTTTCAAGGCGAGTAACGATCAGTTGGGCGTACCCTGCTATGTCTGTCCAGGAGTCGACATAGTAGGGATCGCCGTTAGCGATACGCGCCAGCTTGTGACAGATCATCTCTAGTGACTCGATCATATCATCGTCCAGCTTGGCCTTGTCACAGCCCGCAAACAGGACTGCTTTCAAGCCCTGACTGATAGCGGCGTGCGTCTCGAAACTGCCGTAGCGTTCTGCGCGTTCTTCAAGAATCTTCATTTTTCGGTTTCTTCGGTAGTGGTGCCCACATGATCCAGAATGTGTCGCGCCCGTTATAGGTGCCATACACGGCGCATCCCAGCTTGCTCAGAAGCTGGACTTTGCGCCCGGTAGGACAGGTTTCTATTGGTTGCCAATAGTAGTCGTGATCCACTACGGCAATGCCATCTGACGAGTTCTTTAGTTTCATCTAGGATCGTACTCGCGCATTTCAGCAGCGCGTTCTGCCCGCGCTCGTTCCATTGCTTCTGTCGGTCGCCCACCAAGCAGCGCGCAGGTTAATGCAATTGACGCCAGCACAGCAGGCGCGACCAGGCCAATCGGCCCCAAAAACAAGCACAGAAATGACGGAATAATAAGCGCGCCACATACCATTGCAACCGTGTGCAGCACGTTCTTGCATACTCTTGCTGCACGCGACTGCGTTGGCGGCGTTTGTTGTGGTTCAACACAGGGGCGATTCCGCAATTCACGTTCCAATCGTTGCGCGTACAAGGACGGCTGCACAGGCGCAGTCTCTCTGGGTGGAATGTATCGCACTTCCACAAACTCAGAGAACTGAACGTGACGTTCTGCGCTTGTTTGCGGTCTGATTGGTACGATGTTCATTTCGTCCTCCCGTCGTATGACTTCCCCAAGTTCGATGCGATCAGCATATCGGATACGTCGCGGCCATCAATAACAACGTCGGCCAAGAAGTAGCCCCACTTGCTTACTTTGTGCGTGGTGATTGTTACTTCTTTTCCCCCAACCAAGTCTTTCACAAAATCTTTTGCCGTTTGATAGTTTGCTTGAGTACGCTCCGGCGTATCAACGCGTGCCAGGCGCAACCTCTGCATGATCTGCACCTTGAAACCAAGATCAACCAACGCATCGATGGTGTCGCCATCCACCACGTTCATCACTTTGGCTTTGTATTCATACTTCATTTCTCACCCCCAATGCCATGCGCTCGCTCGATTGCGCGGGCAAATGCTTCCGGCCCCGGCTCTGCTTCTACCCATAACCGGGTAATCTCCTCCTCCGTCAGCGGCTTGCGCTGCTGAGACTCTGTAGAAAAGTCAAAGTCAGGCATGTTTCGGATAATGTTTTCACGATCACTATCCATAGCCTCTTTAAGCATTCGATTTGCTCTATGGTGTCTAGTTTCTTTGATAGATGGCCCAACCATCTCCTGCTGCACGTCCGTCAGCCGTTGCATAGCATCCTCGGCAAGCGCAGCACGCAGACGATGAATCTCGGCCATGTGCTCACGCAAGGACTCGCGCAGGGCTTCGAGTTCGCTCCAGTCTTGAGTGTCGGCAAGTGCAGCGCGGAGTCTTTCAATCTCCCGTACCGCAGCGTGCTCTCTTTCTGTCTTTGGCACCCGCGAGTCCATCAACTCTTTCATTAGTTGTTCTCTAGGTGTTGCCTGCTGCGCTGCTTCTCTTAGATTCATTTCTCACTCCTTGTTCGGATAACTGCGGCTATCTTGCGGGCCATCATGCTGTTTGGATCAACCTCAATACGGGCGGGATGGCTGACGACCACCCGGTTTTCTTGGGCTTCTGCCACCCGCGCACACGCCTCTCGTTCGGCAGCAGCGACTAGGGCGGCAAACATATTAAGACGCGACAAGTTTGTAATCCGCGCTTGCCCCCCAAACCCCGACTGCTGCGCCATGCGGATAATGTTCATTTCACTTTCGCCGCGCATTCCGCGCACCTCCATCGTTTAACAGGACTCTTGGATACCTTGTAGCTGCCGCCTTCAACTGGTCTTTCCTTCCAGCAGTTGCTGCACCACTTTTTTAGTACGTCTTTTTCGCTCGTATTCATTTCGTTTCTCTCGTTTGTATTGGACAGATTTTTCAATCCTGCGTTCATCAAGCGTCTGCGGTACGTTATTGACGTACTCTGCCCAATTCATGCCATTACCCTCAAGAGAAACTTCGTGAAGTCGCTCGGCTCAAATTCGTCCCACCACACGTCCCCTTCGTGGGTGCCGAAAAAACTTTCGTTGCCAGGGCTGCGTTGCCAGCCCCGTTCGTCGTAGTAGATCAGTGTCGGACTTGCTGCAAACTCGCCCCATTCGACTACATACCAGCCGGGCTTAATGGGTTCCTCTCGCGTTGCGCTGATTTTCATTTTCCGCTCCCTGTTTTTGCCGCCACTCTTTCAGAGCAGTGTATGCGGCGCGGTACAACGATCCAGACTGCCGGTTCCAAAAGTCATTTGATATATCGACCAACATTGCCAACGCGTTTAGTTCTTCCTGATCGAACTTGAACGCGCCGTTGTAGCTGTCTTGGATGTTCGCCAGCGCGATGTTCGCTGCGCGGCAAACCGCCATGACTCCTTCATCATCTTTCGCGCTTGCACCCAGCAGCAACAAGTCTCTGGTGTCCAGCATGACGTCAAAGTGCGCGGGTGTAGCCCACCCCTCACGGAACGCATTTAAGGCCGTTAGAAGGGCTATTTGCGAGTCAGGCACTATCTGACTCAGTACGAGACACGGAATCTCTATCGGACGCGGTTTGCGTTTGCGAGAAGCCATTTGTCCCCCAGAGTTAGTATTGAACGCAGCCAT